ATAATAATTATCATAAATATTTTATTTTGTCAAGTAAGTATAATGTTTTATTTATAAGAAGCATATACTTATTTTTTATGCGGCTGCCGGTAACCCGATCGGTTATAAAATAATTGTTTTTTTATATTATATCAAAAATTTTTTATTTTGTCAAGTGAAAATCTTTTACCTGGATCCGCATTATAGGAAAAATGTAAGTATATAGTAAGTCAAAAGTTCCATGAAAAAATTCCATATAGCGGTTTTTGATGGATGGATCGGGCAGCCTGCGTCAAGCAGGGCCCGTTGACATGTCAATTTACATGTAAAGTTCTCGGTCAAATAAAAATAGCGGTTGCCGCTATTCTTCTTCAATTACAACTGAATAATCACGCCAAGTTGGTGCAGTGTTAAGACTTACTATTGTATTTCCTAGCATTTCCATTGATTTTTTAAAAATTTCAATTTCAATATCAATATCTTCAAGTCCAGTGTGTGCTTCTTCAAATTGACTATTATTTAATAGATAACAATAAATTGCTTGTGCAGTAGTTCTAACTCTACCACTATTTGTAATAAAGCAACTATCTTTTACACTATTTAATCTATCTTTATTTGCTATACAATAATTAGCATAGTCTTTTGAAAAAGTAATAACTTTTGATAATTCCATTGTATCAAGTAAATCAATGTTTTCAAATGGATTATCAACTCCAAAATCTTCAAATAATCTTGCCATAGCAGTTTTATCAAAATTGCCATTGTGTGCAACCATTATTTTTATTGCATATCTTGAAATAGTTTTTTCAATATCTTTTGAGATATCATTAACACTCATTGTTTTGTATCTCTTGTCATTGTCTAACTTTTCAAAATAGTCAGGATATTTTGTAGCACTAAATGTTGATAACATTATGTATTTATTATTAAAGAATTTTCTAACTAGATAACTTTTTTCTTTAACAACTTTATTTGTTTCAGTGTCTAATATTTTCATACCTATTTCAAAAGGTAAAACGCTTTCCTTAACATTTAAAGTTCCTATTGTTTCAGTATCAATAAATATTAAATATTTTTCTTTTTTTAAATCAACTTTTTTAATCATTTTAATCATTCCCTTTCTTTCATTGATTACATTATTATTATAGCAAAATGAGATTTATTTGTCAATACTTTTTTTAAAACTTTTTAAAGTTTTTTGTTTATTCCCAAAATTAATAAGGCAGTGAGTGTATAAAATATTAAATAATTGTTCTTCATTTTCATTTGAAAAAGTTTCTACTACCCATTTAATATCTTTTATGTTAGCATTTGTTTTTTGTTTTAAGTTTAATATTTTTTCTTTCATACTATCACCTCTTACATTATTAATTATACTACTTTTTAAAAATAAGTCAATAGGTTTTGTGAAATTTTTTAATTTTTTTCAAATTAATTTTTTGTAAAATAAATGTCAAAATAGTGTAAATAATGTGTAAATCGGGCGGAAATAGCCGAAGGCCGCCCGCCAAATGTAAAGAAAATGTAAATTTACAGTAAAAATAAATAAAAAATAGTGTAAATTTTACACTATTTTTCTTTGGGTTTGCGTTTTTGCACCAAATCAATCTTGAAATCTTCATTATTCATAGAAAAAGTTATTAATTTTGCTTTATTTTCTATAATTAAATTAGAAATTGCTAAATTTTCTAAACTTTTTACTATTGTTTGAATAATTAATTCTTTTGTTGGGTTTTCTTTTAAAACTCTCTCTCTTGGAGTTTTTTTCTTTGCTGTTTCACTTTTAACTAATGTTTTGACAATACCCTTTGCTTCTTTGTCAAGTTCTTCTTGTTCTATATTAATTAAATAGTCATTATCTTCAAGCCACATTAATAGCACATCTTCAATATCAGTATCCAATTTTGCTATTGTATCATTAACCCATTTAGTAGATACTTTTACAATTTTGCCACTATCTAATGTTATTTCAATAACTTTTCCATTTTCTTTAAATTCTTTCATTTTTATCACCTCTTACATTATAATTATATCATAATAAAAAATAATTGCAATACTTTTAGGAAAAATTTTTTAAAAATATTTTTAAAAAAACTATTGACAAGAGTACCAAAGATGTGGTATAATAGTAAAATCGGTTTGCGGCAGCCGCAAACCGCCCATTATATCACATTTAAAAAGATTTGTCAATAGTTTTTTTTAAAAAATAAAAAACTTGACACTTTTTATGTCAAGTTTAGATGTTATTAATTAGTTTACAGAGAAGTAGGCTTTTTTCTTATCTTCTACTCTTGTTAATATATTTTTATCAACTAATTTTTTGAAGATAGCACTTATTTTTTGATTTCTTAATGGATTTCCATCTTCAAGTTTGTAATTTTTTACAACTTCACTTTCTTCCATTAAGTCACTCACTGTGCAAGGTCTACCTATTGCTTTTAATTCTTCTACAAGAACATTTGCAATTTTCTCATTTTCAATTTGAGTTTTGCTTAAACCTTTGCTTGAATTTTTTCTATCAAGTAATTCAAGTTCATGTTCTAAATGAGTTCTATAAACTTCATTTTCTTGAATAACCTTTTCTTGTAGCATTTGATTAATAACATCTCTTTTAGTAAGTTTCTTTTCCATTTTTACCACTTTCCTTTCTTACTTACATATATATTTTATCATAACTTGCTTAATTTGTCAACACTTTTTTATTAAGTTTTAACATTTTTTTAATTAAGCAAGTTATGTTATTTCTTTTTTTATTACATTATTATTATAGCATTTTTAGTTTTTAATGTCAACTATTTTTTTAATATTTTTTAAAAAATATTCGTTAACAAACATTTGTTTGCTTTCTACATTTGGATTTTGACTTAAAAAATTTTGAGCAATAGCGAACGCCTGTTTGTAATTAAAAGTAGTTCCTAGATATGTTTTTTGTTGCTCGTTCTGTTGAAAAATTACTACATAAATTTTACTATCCATTTTATTTCCTTTCTTATTACATTATAATTATACTATAAATAAAAAAATAAGTCAATAATTTTAGGGAAAAAATTTTTAAAAAATTTTTTAAAAAAAGTCTTGACAAATAACCTAAAAGTATGTTATAATAGAGAAATCGAAGCCTTTGCGGCCGCAAAGGCTCCGCCAAATCTAAATTAAAATACAACGCAACCAGGTGTATCATTTTTATTTTAAAATAAAGACTTGACACTTTACATGTCAAGTCTTAATGCTATTCAGCAACTGAGAAATAAGCTTTTTTCTTATCTTCAGTTCTTATAACTTTTTTGCTTTCAACTAATTTTTTTAGTAAAGCACTAATTTTTTGATTTCTTAATGGTGTGCCGTCCTCAAGAGCATAATTCTTAATAACTTCGCTATTTTCCATTAAGTCGCTAACTGTAACTGCTCTATCTAGTGCTTTTAATTCATTATAGATAACTTCCATAACTTTTCCATTTTCAATTTGCACTTTAGTAGCACCTTTGCTAGAATTTTTCTTATCAAGCAATTCTAATTCGTGAGTACCATAACTAACTACGATTTCATCACTTGAATATTTTTCAAGCATATAGTTAAGTACCTCTCTTTTTGTCATTTTCTTATCAGTCATTTTAATCACTCTCCTTTATCTTTAACTGATTTGTAAATAAGTTTGACTTTTCTTATTTACATATTAATTATATCATAAATAAGTTTTATTGTCAATAGTTTTTTTAATTTTTTTATTTTTTTTATTACTATTGCTTTTCTTATTTACATAAATATTATATCAAATATTTATAAATAAGTCAATAGTTTTTTTTATTTTTTTTAATATTTTTTTAACTATTTACTTTTCCTTTCTTATTTACATTTTAATTATACTATAAATAAAAAAATAAGTCAAGCATTTTTTAAAAAATTTTTAAATTTTTTTAATCAGTATTTTTCTAACAACGTACCCTGGTGTGTCGGATTAGGATCAAGGTTTTAGGAAATGTAAAATTATGTAAAATTTTCATTTTTCTATTGACAAAATGTTAAAAAGATGGTATAATAGAAATTTCGGCTCGCGCCGAACCTGTGCGAGCCGCTCGTAAGTTTTAGGACAAAATTAAAAACCGCGGAAATGCATTTTTTCTCGCGGTTTTTTTGGAAGGTATCTAGTCTTTGGAAAATCGACACCGCACAATCCTTAATGGAAAGTGCTTTTTAGTGTCTTAATCTTCAATAGTAATAGTTGTTTTTTAGTTAGTTTTAAATAATCTACAAAACCAGTATCAGTTTCTCAAATCTCTACTCTATCTATTTCAAGATTTGAAAAAATAGTTGTGGTTGCCGCAATTAACTTATCTTTTGTAGAATAAACGCCACTAACTTCACCATTACTAGTGATTAAAACATAAATTTTCATTAGTGCGATTTTCCTTTCTATCTTATTTTTATATTTATATTATATTAAAATTTTTTATTTTTGTCAATTAAAAAGCGGCGGAGCTCGGTCTTAGTCCCACATACCAAGCATTTCCGCAACTTCTTCACATAATTTAAAATTATTTTTATAAAATTCAACTCCCCACATAGTTGCTTCATATTCCGCAGGTATTTCAAAATATTTTAAATTTATTTCTTTTTCATTTATTTCTTTTGTTTTATAAGCAAGAGAATATAAACCATATAGCATCTCCCTATTATCTTGTAATTCCTCGGTATTTGTCATTATATGTCCAACTTCGTGAAGAATAGCAATTATAAACCAATTAGGTTTAAAATCAATTTTACTTAATAGCCAATCGTAAAAATATTGAGGTTTTTTAGTAGTTATATATATTTTTTCTTCATAAATATCACATTCAAATTTTTTGCTTTGCCTAATTTTAATATCTTTATCTATTGTTTTTATAAATTCTTTAATTAATTTCATTTTTTCTTTTGTTAATTTCATTTATTCCACCTCTTTTATTTACATTATTATTATATCATTTATTAATTAATAAGTCAATAGTTTTATGAAAATTTTTTATTTTTTTATTTTTATTTTTTTGTAAACAAAACGTTAAAAAGTGTTAAGTAAATGTAAAGCGGCGCGTCACATCCGCACATGCGCCGCCGCGATACACCTGGTTGTGTTGTACTAAATTAAGACAAAAAAAATTACGCTAATGCGTATTTTTTTGCTTTTAGGTTAGCATTTCTGCCATTTAACTTTTTATTAGTTTTACCCTTTCTAGCAAGATTTGCTGCAGTTCTCATGAATTGAGCTGCATTTTTGTCTACTATTGGTTTTTTAACTTGAACTTTTCTTTTTGCCATTTTAATCACTCCCTTCCTTATTACATTATTATTATAGCATACTAGCATTTTTTTGTCAATAGTTTTTTAAAACTTTTTAGCGGAATTGGTTGTTAAAAGTCAAAAATTAACTTTTTGCAACCGAACTTTTCAACAACTAGGTCAACTAGTGTTTTGTAAGGTATTGTCCCGCGGATTTCGTCCATTAGAACAATATAATCACAAGGGAATATCTCATTTTTGTTAGGATTTTCCATAGCAACAGCAAATGTTCCATTGTAATTTTTTTGTAAGTATAATTTCATAACTTAGCACCTCTTTCTCTTACATTATAATTATCTCATACTATAAGAAAAAAGTCAATAGGTTTTGTGAAAAAAAATAAAATTTTTTATTTTTATTTATTGTAAAGAAAATGTCAAAGATCTGCCAAGTAAGTGTAAGGCGGGCCGCAGCGAGAAAAAACACGCGTGAGCGGCCCGCCGCTTGTTAAGTAAATGTAAAGTAAAATAGTTAAGTTTACACTTAACTATTTACCATAAATTTGCAGGATTTAAAGCAATACCTTTAAAATTATTTCTTATTACTTCGCTATCATCAATTAATATAGCATTTCCGCAATTTTTTAAGTTTTTATTATGTCCATATCTTTTGAATATTCTTTTTTTCAAGTTTGGAAAATATATTTCTAACCATTTACATTTTTGTTCTATAACTTGATTATGATATTCTTTGCTACAATTCATAGGTGTCATTGTTAATATAATTATTTCATATTGATTTGATGGAAATAGCTCAAATAAAGTTTTTTCATTTATTAAAGGTTCACATTCAAGAAATATATTTTTGTCTTCATTTCTTAATCTTGGTAGCCAATTCTTAATGTTATATAAATTTGCTATTGTTCCGTCCATATCTAAATATACTTTTTTCATATTATTCACTTCCTTATATTATAATTATATCATACTATTATTTATTTTGTCAATAGTTTTTTAAAAATTTTTTTATTTTTTATACAATAGTTGAATTAATCAACTATTGTATAAACATTTTTAATCATATCATTATCAACTTTATTATGATGTTCAATATAAGTTATATCAATTATTCTTATGTTACTATTTTTATAATGAGTTGATACTAGATACAAATTTAAAGTCTTACTTCTATTATCCAATTTATTAATATCATTTTTAGATACAATAATTAAATCACTTTCTGAATTATCATTAATAATTTTTTTAGCATTTGCTACATTAATTTTTTTCATTTTTAACACTTCCTTTTCTTATTTACATTATTATTATATCATTTAATTATTTTATTGTCAATACTTTTTTTAAAAATTTTTTTATTTTTTCTTTTCTCTTGTGTATTATTTTTTTCTAAAAATATTAAAAATTTTATTTACATTTGCTTTACAAAAATAAGACATGTCAAGTTTACATTTTCTTTACATGTAAAGGATCTGCCTAATGAGTGCAAAGTTTTAGGATTCTTTACTGTCAATTAACATGTAAATTTACATGTCAAAAAACTGTAAATTGACATGTAAACTGCGGATCGGCCCAAAATGCGCAAACGCGGGCCGCCGCATGTAAAGTAAGTGTAAATTGACATTAAAAAAATTAGCAATTAGCTATTGCTTCTGCTAATTCTTCATTTATTTTTTTTAAGTCTGCAACCGCTTTATTATATGCATTTGCAATTTCATGGTTCCAAGTGTCAATCATATCAAGTGAGAATAATAAATTCTCTAATCTTTCAATTTCTTTTTTTAATTCATTTACTTTATTCATAGGTAGCACCTCTTCCTTTTTACACTTTAATTATATCAAATAAATCAATTAATGTCAATAGTTTTTTTAAAATTTATTTATTTTTTTTATTTATTTTTATTAATTGATACAAATAAATTATACAACAAATAGAAAAGCTATTTTATTTAAATAGCTCTTTTAAGTTCCATTGATTTGGATTTTTTCTAATATCTTTAATTAAGTAATAAAACATAAATGTAATTGTAAAATAGATAATTATTTCAAACATTATTTTATCTAATTGAAGTCCATTTCTTATTATGTGTGAAGTAATACAATTAATATTTAATAATGTTAGAATAATTAATTCTATCATTTCATACTTAAATTGTTTTTTATTTCCTTTCTTTACTTGATTTGATTTCATTTGTAATCACTCTCTCTTTCTTTATCTTATATTATAATTATATCATAAAAGTTTTTTGTTTTCAATAATTTTAGCAAACTTAACATTTTGTTTGTCAAGTAGTTGCGCTTATGCATTTCCGCTCTTTTCCATTTCTTTTCTTTTAGAAATATTAAAAATTATTTTTAATTTTAGAATATTATTTTATTAATTAAATAATAATTATTGAATTATTTATTTTTTTATTTTATTCAATTATTTATTTGTTTTATTTAATTATTTATTTGTTTTATTTAATTATTTGTTCTTTTCTATTGTTTTTATTTATTTAATTATTTTATTATCTCTTTACATTGTTTTATTATTTTATTTATTTATTTATTATTTTAAAATTTAATCAATAACAAAAGAAGTTTTTATTCTTCTTCTTCTTTTAATTCATCTAAATTATCTTGTAAATAGTAAATTAGACTAGTGATGTAATTAGTTTCTCTTTCATCATTCTTTTCAATTGCTTTATTATTTTCATTATTTAGTCCTTTAATAATAACCTCTAAATCATAGATACTTAACTTTATTTCTTTACTTTTCATACTTAATTCCTTCCTTATTTACATCTTAATTATATCAAATAAAGAATTAAAAGTCAATAGTTTTTTAAAAATTTTTTTATTTTTTTATTTGCATACAACTTAACCACGTGTGTCATTAGCCTAGTAATTAATGTTAAGTATTATTTTATTTTTTACTACCTAAATAAAATTTTTTAAATAGATAATTAGCATTTGTTATAAATAAGTGCTAATGTATTTAAATTATAAGTTTTATGAATTGTTTACATTTATTTTACATTAGAAAATGTAAATAAAAAATTGTAAAGTTTACATTTACTTGACATCTCGGATTGTCCCCACCCTAGACAATCCGATTAAAAATAAAAAAGAAATTGCTTTCTGTAGACCTGGGGGTAATGTTTTGGGAAATTTAGAAAAAAATTTTTGGAATTAGGTATTGCCACGTCACATCACTCTCAAATTTATTTTTCCATTTCAAAATACGACTAATATTTGCCTTTTTCTATTCTTTTCTTGTAATCTCTTGGTTTTGTATTTCCACCAGTTGCCGCACTTACCATTTCGCTCCCACTGCGTGCTCGCAGAGCTACGCATATATACCTCTTTTAATTATCTTACTTGGTTTAGGTAATAAGCTTTTTGGCATTGCAAGCGTGCTGCGCAAGCTGCACGATTTTCTAATTCTTCGTTTCATCTTTATTCTCCTTATAATAATCAAAAATATTATCTTGCGGTTGCACCTTTAATTTTTCAATAGCTGCCATTTCCGCAACTTTAAATTTTTCATCTGAATAAATCATTTTATCACATAACTTTTTTCATTTAGTGTGCTCGCAGAGCAACACTTCTTCTGTGATTTTAAACTTTAGTATCTTTTCTTTAATTTCATCAAGAAATAACGCGGCCGCATTATCAACTCCGTAATCGCCATCTTCAATTAATTCATCTTTTAAATTTTTAATTTCTTCAACATATGCGGCGCTGCGGTTACGTGCTTCATCAACCGACATCTCCGCGCCATTCTCATCAAGCTGTTTTTTATAATTCATTAAAGTTAATTTATACATTTCCGCAGGCTTATAACATTCAGCAATAGGTCTTCCATTACTAAAATCTGTAATATACAATAGCAATCTAGCACAATGACTTAATTGTTTGCCATCATATCCATACTTCTCAATTTTTTCAATAATTCCTGGATAAGGATGACAAAGCGCCTTATCTTTTTCATAAGCCATTCCCGCAATACATCTTAAAAACTGTGCGGTGTCTGCGGTAGCGATTTCATCGCGGTGTTCAAAAATTGGCTTAATTAATGCTTCATACTTAGGATTAAACACAATGTAATCACTATACAATAGCTCAATATAATTAATATTTTCTTTTTTAAACATTTCAAACATTACGCGGATATCTTTAACCTCAGCATGTTCTTCATTATCTAAAATTTCTACTGCGGAAATAGGTTGCTTAGCTTTAATAAAATCATCAAGAGATGGTAAAATAATACTTTTAGTATCTACATCTGAACAATAGTCATCAGTATATTCGTCCAATCCATAATTTTGACTTCCTTGCAATGCGGTAAACACTACATCATATCCTGCGGCAACCAAATAATCATAATGTTCTTTTACACGTGCGGAAATGGCCGCTTTACGATCTTCAGCCTGGTTCATTTTTATCCATCCACCTTTCTGTATAATAAAGCATACTATCTATACCATTCATATCTTTTGTTTCTTCATAAAATTTATCAAAATCAAAATCATCATCTGCCGCAATTTGGTCAAAACCAAAATCACATTCATAAGCTCATTCTAATAATTGTCTCAATACTTTTATATCATTTTCTAACTTGTGAACATACCATGGATAATACATTTCACTTCCTTCTATAACTTGATAATAATTATTATTCATATTTTCCACCTTCTTTTATTATTTATATTATATTATATTTTTAATTAAAAATCAATTTATGCTTTTAGACTCTTGACTTTCCGAAAATTTTTTGGTATAATACTTCTATAAGATGAAAGGAGGATTTTTATGTCAGAATATAAAAAACTAGATTACTCATTGGTGGATGCGGCTGCTCGTTCTAACTATACTCACGATTTAATTAAGACATTACCACAAAATATGCTACGCAATCCCGCCTACTTAGAAAAAATATCTAATTATATTATTTCTGCCATGACTCCTGAAGAAAAGAAACAAAAATTAATTTTAACAGACAATAGAAAAGTAACAATAGACAAACATGAAACTTCATTAGAAAATGCTTTAACTGCTTTTGAAACTAACGAAGATAATTTTTGACAAGTTGCGCTTGCGGAACCAGATAAAAATATATTATTTACACATAAAAAAGAAATTACAAAGCAAGATTTAGAAAAAATAAAAGATTTAAAAGATTTACAAGAAAGTATTGCTGCCCTTGAAAAAATGGCTAATGCGGCAACAGGAAAAAGAAAATATAAATTAAAAAAATGATTAATTGAAATGCGTCAAGAGCAATATTTAATAAAAGATTTATTGAATCCAACTATTGGAAGTGGATCTACAGCTTCAGGAAAAGGGCTTAGAAATGTAACTCGTATAGATTTAGATGAAAAAATTACTATAAATGAGAATGGAGAACCTGTTAGCTCTTGTCTAATAGATTTATTTAATCCTAAACATATTGCGGCATTGCTTGCTAATTATAGTGCATTAAAAGAGGATTGCTGAGATGTTTTTACATCTGATTTTTGATATTTAATGCAAGATTTAGATAATTTAGTAGATTTAACATTAAAAGATAAATATCCTTTATATTATAAACTTGTTATTCATAAAATTGATGGCCGCACAAATGCGGAAATCCAATCACTTTTATTAGATGAATTTAAAACTACTTATACTGTTGAATATTTATCTTCTTTATGATGCAAAAAAATTCCAAAATTAATTGCAGAAACAGCGAAGAAAGAGTATTTAATCTGGCATTATACTTTTGAAGAGTATGGAAAATGAAAACGTTGTTCTAGATGCGGACAAATGAAATTAGCTCATAATAAATTCTTTTCAAAAAATAATACTTCTAAAGATGGTTTTTATAGTTTATGTAAGGATTGCCGCAATCTAAAAAATAAAAAGGGGGTCTAATTTATGTTAGAAGGAAAAAAATTATGTATGAAGTGTAGTAGGGTTAGAAATGCAGATGATTTTTACAAAAGAAAAGATGGAACTAGACTTGAATTATGTAAAGATTGTGTAACCTTACATGTTGATAATTTTGACCCAGAAACATTTACCTGAATTTTAAAAGATTTAGATGTACCTTATGCTCCATGACAATGAAATTTTATTAGAGATAAAGCGGTTGCTAAAAACCCTAATTTAAAAGGAAATTCAGTTCTTGGAAAATATTTATCTGCTATGAAATTAAAACAATGAAAAACTTATGGATGAGCAGATAGTGAATTACTTCAACAAGAACATGATTTAAAAAACAAAGTTACTGAAGAAGAAAGAGAAGAACAAGATAAATATTGGAAAGAAAAATTAGAAAGCGGAGATATTTCAGAAGCTCAATATAAAACATTAACTAGCGCGGAAACTCAATACCAAGAGATGGTAAATAAACCTGCGGAAATCCCTGCTGAAAGCAATAATCCTTATGGAGATGGAAGTAATTTTATAGATGAATCACTTTTAGTGGATGTTGGTGCAGAACTAACTGATGAAGATAAGGTTTATCTTGCTATGAAATGAGGTAGATTATATAAGCCTAATGAATGAGTTGAAATGGAGCGAGTTTACAAAGAAATGGAGCAATCTTTTGATATTCAAGATGCGGATACTATTAACACTCTAATTTTAATTTGTAAAACTAATTTAAAAATGAATCAATATCTGGATTGTAGCGATATTGAAGGTTATCAAAGATTATCAAGAGTATATAATGATTTAAGAAAAAGTGCTAAGTTTACAGCTGCTCAGAATAAAGATGAGAAAGATGAATATGTAGACAGCATTGGAGAATTAATTTCCCTTTGTGAAAGAGAAGGATTTATACCTAGATATGCAACAGACATACCTCAAGATAAAGTGGATGCTACTTTAAAAGATATGAATGATTATGTTAAAAAATTAGTAACTCAAGATTTAGGTTTTGGACAACAGATTGAAAATGCTTTAAAGAAAATTCAAATTCAAAAAGAAATGGAAGAAAGTGTTGATCAAGAAACTGTAGAATTAACAGACAATGATTTTGAAGAATATTATAAAAATATAGAAGAACAAAAGCAATTAGATGAGGCAGGTGAGAACTAATGGCTCTTGCTGATTTAATGGCTTTATCTGAAAGTCATAATGGAAATAAAATAGGATTATCTGAAGAAAGAATAAAATCACAAATACCTAAAATAAGGGATTATGTTGCCTTTTGACGTGAATATCCTGATTTATTTGTTGAATTTTTATGCGGAAGTAACCCAGAAAATTTTCAATTATATTTTTATCAAAGAATATTTTTAAGGGCGGTAATGCGTCATAAATATGCTTATGCAACATTTCCACGTGGTTATTCAAAATCATTTTTAGCTGTATTAGTATTAATGTTACGTTGTGTATTATATCCTGGAGCGCATTTCTTTGTTACTACTGGTGGTAAAGAACAAGCGGCGGGAATCGCTAGAGAAAAAGCGGATGAGCTTTGTAGATTAATTCCTGGATTAAAAAATGAAATAGATTGATCTAGAGGTGCAACTAAAGCTAGTAAAAATATGGTTGAATATATTTTTAAAAATGGTAGTAAATTAGATATAATGGCAGCTCAACAAAGTTCCCGTGGTAAACGTGCTACTGGTGGTTTAATGGAAGAAGTTATCTTAATTGATCAAGAGCAATTAAATGAAGTAATTATTCCAACAATGGTTGTTGATAGACGTCTTTCAGATGGTTCAAGACATGAAGAGGAAGTTGCGAATAAATCTCAGATATATGTAACTACTGCAGGATGGAAAAACTCTTTCTCATATGATAAACTAATTCAAATTTTAATACAGCAAATTATTAATCCTGATGAGGCGGTTATGCTTGGTGGAACTTGAAGAATTCCAGTTATGGAAGGCTTACAACCTAAAAACTTCATTCAAGGATTAAAATTAGATGGAACTTATAATGATAGTTCTTTTGCTCGTGAATATGAATCTGAATGGAGCGGAGATGCAGAGAATGCTTTCTTCTCAGCTGAGAAATTTGATAAACATAGAGTATTATTACAACCTGAATATGAAGCAAGCGGAAGAAATGGCAAAGCCCAATATTATATCCTTGGAGTAGATGTTGGTCGTTTTAAATGTACAACTGAAGTTAGTATATTTAAAGTAACTCCGCAAGTACAAGGATCTGCATTAAAATCTCTTGTTAATTTATATACTTATGAAGCAGAAGATTTTGAAAATCAAGCTATTAATGTTAAAAAATTATATTATAAATACAAGGCTAGACAGATTGCTATCGATGCCAATGGAGTTGGAGCTGGATTCGTAGATTTTATGACTAAAGCTCAAGTAGACCCAGAAACAGGAGAATCTTTACCTGCCTTTGGCGTTTCTGGCGGAACTAGCGAAGATATAACTGAACAATATAAAAAAATACGTGGCCCTGAAGTTGAAAATGATGCAATGTATTTAATTAAAGCAAATGCGGCAATTAATACTGAAGCTCATACTTATGTACAAACTCAAATGTATAGCGGAAAAGTTAAATTTTTAATTGATGAAAACCAAGCGAAAACTAAATTAATGTCTACAAAAGTAGGACAAAATATGACTAGTGATCAAAGAAATGAGCAATTAATGCCTTTTACTCAAACTACAATTTTAAAAGAGCAAATGTTAAATTTAGTAGAAGAAAATGAAGGTGTAAATATTATTTTAAAACAAGCTAATAGAGGGGTTAAAAAAGATAAATTTTCAGCTTTTGAATATGGTATGTATTATATTAAACAAGAAGAAGATAGAAAAAAAAGAAGAAAGAAAACAAGTATTGCGGATATGGTATTTTGATCAGGAAGTTAAATTTTTGGACATTTTTATCTTATCCTATTAAATGAAAGTTTATAAATATATAGAAAATATTTTAATATTCAATGGAGGCTAATATGAGAGCTAGTAGAGGGGAAATTAAAATTGCGGAAATACTAGAAAAAAATGGATTAAATTTTAAAGAAGAATATTCTTTCCCAGGGCTAGTGAGTTTAAATGGAAATCCATTAAGATTTGATTTCGCTGTATTTGATGATGAAGGAGAGATTGAGTTTTTAATTGAATATCAAGGAATCCAACATTATGAGCCTAAGTCAGTCTTTGGTGGATATGGTGGTCTCCGCAAACAACAATATAATGATATGAAAAAAAGAGAGTATTGTAAACAACATAATATTATATTACTTGAAATACCTTATATAAAAGAAGGTCAAATTACATATGATTATATTATGAATTTATATTATAAACAAGGTGGATATTAAAATAGAAAAGTGAGGTGTCTATCTTGATAAATAGAAAAGAAGAAATAAAGAAAAAAGGTTTCAATATGTCTTTTGATGATAGCGCCAATAATTCAGAAAATTCTAAAGGTTTTATTTCTATTGACTTTTCTAAGATTAAAATAGGAGCAAAAACTTTAGAAGATGCTATTTTAGATTTAGGAAGCTATAGTAAAGTTAATACAAGATTAACTCAAAAAGAAGCAATATTAAATGCTTTATATGATAATGATTATGCGGAGATGCGTGAAATATCTAATTTTTATTTTGAAACAAGCGGTATTTATTCTAGATTATGTAAATATATGGCATACATGTACAGATATGATTGAATGGTAACTCCTTATATTAATGAAGAAACTGCAAATCAAAAAGACCAAGATAATGCTTTATTAGAATTTTATAAAATATTATTATATTTAGACAAGTCTGAACTTAAAAAATTGTTTGGAGAAATTGCTTTAAAAGTAGTTAAAAATGGTTGCTATTATGGATATTTAATTCCTTCTCAAAATAGAATTTCTATTCAAGAGCTTCCAGTAAACTATTGCCGCTCTAGATTTATTGTAAATAATAGACCAGCAATAGAATTTAATATGAAATATTTTGATTTAGCTTTTAAAGATACGACTCAAAGAATAAAAATGTTAAATGCTTTTCCAGCAGAATTTAAAAAAGGTTATATTCTTTATAAAGAAGGTAAATTACCTCCTCAATTTGTAGGAGACACTGCAGGATGGTATTTATTAGACACTGCGAGCTCATTAAAATTCAATGTTAATGGAGATGATGCTCCAATGTTTATGTCTGTGATTCCATCTTTAATAGATTTAGATGAAGCAAAAGATTTAGATAAGAAAAAAATGGCTCAAGAATTATTGAAGATTATTATTCAAAAAATGCCAGTTGATAAAAATGGAGATTTAATTTTTGATGTTGATGAAGCTCAACAATTACATAATAATGCAGTAGCAATGCTTAAAAAAGCTATTGGAATAGATGTTTTAACAACTTTTGCGGATGTAGAAGTTGCGAATATGGGTGATAATCGTAGTACCGCAACAACCGATGATTTAGAAAGGGTCGAAAGATCTGTTTATAATGAAGCCGGTGTTTCTCAAATGCAATTTAATACAGATGGTAATATAGCTCTTGAAAAATCAATACGTAATGATGAAGCATCATTATATAATTTAATTTTACAATTTGAAGGTTTTATGAATGATATGATTGAAAAATATAATAAAAAACCAAAGAAATATTATTATAGAGCTCAAATATTAACAACAACAATTTATAATTACCAAGACATGGCAAAAACATATAAAGAACAAATGCAAGTTGGTTTCAGTAAAATGTTACCTCAAATTGCAATGGGACAAGCTCAAAGTACAATACTTGCAAATGCTTACTTTGAAAATAATATATTAGATTTAGTTAATGTATTTATACCACCTATGATGTCTAGTACAATGAATAGTGATGTATTAAATAGATTAAATAATGAAAATAAAAGTGATACAGGCGGAAGACCTGAGAAATCTGATGATGAAAAGTCAGAAAAAACTTTAATGAATGAAGAGAGTCAATCTTAAATTTTTAGGACAAAAGTAGAAAAAAGATTTACCACTTTATTTATAAATAAATAAGTGGAAAAAGAAAAAAGGAAGGATAGATAGTTATGATGCACCAATCAATAGCGACAATAGACTCTCCAGAGTTTATTAATTTACAACCTTTAGAAATTAATCCACTAATGAGCAGTTGTGAAATTAAAGTATTATATCTAGGGGAAAATAGAAACCATAGTTTTATTACTAAAGAAGTAGCAACTGAAATGGCTAAAACTTTACGTGGAGCGCCTATTGTTGGATATTATAAAGAAGACAAAGAAGATTTTAGAGATCATGGTGAAAAAGTCATATTTGATGAGGAAGGCATTAAATTTGAATGTCTTACTAAACCTTATGGTTTTGTAGCTCCTGACGCGAAAGTATGGTTTCAAAAATTTAATGACACTGATGAATTTGGTAATCAAGTTGAAAGAGAATATCTTATGACAACTGGTTATTTATGGACTGGACAATTTGAAGAGGCTAATTTAGCTATCAATGAAGGACGTCCTCAATCAATGGAATTAGAAGAAGAAACTTTAGATGGCCATTGGGCAACAAACCATAATACTGGTATGGACTTTTTTATAATAAATGATGCTATTTTTTCAAAATTATGCATCTTAGGTAGTGATGTTGAGCCTTGCTTCGAAGGAGCTCGCATTACCGCACCAGAAGTTAGTTCATCATTTACTAAAATAGATGATAATTTTAAAAAGACATTATTTACTATGATAAAAGATCTAGAATTTGCGTTAAAAGGAGGATACAAAATGGAACTAGAAGATCAAAATGTTGAAACTGAAGTTATCGAAGAAGTTGCGGAAGCATCTGAAGTAGCTGAAGAAGAAGCTGAAGTTGTTGAAGAGATGGCTACAGTTGAAGAAGAGGCACCTGCTGCCGCAGAAGAAACTATTTCAACAGAAGAATCTGATATTTCTATTGAAGCTACTCAACCTAGTGAAGAATTCACTGCTAAAGAAGAAGAAGAAGAAAAAGAATCTGAACCTAAAGAAGAAGATCAAAAAGATGATAAAGAAGAAAAATATTCTCTTTTAGAACAAGAATTAGCAGATTTAAAAGCTAGTTATGCGGAAATGGAAACAAAATATCAAGAATTAGTAACATTTAAAGAAGCTGTAGATAACGAAAAGAAAGACGCTTTAATCAATAGTTTCTATATGTTATCTGATGATGATAAGAAAGATGTTATTGAAAATAAATCTCTTTATTCTCTTGATGAAATTGAAGCAAAATTATCTGTAATTTGTGTTAGAAAAAAGGTTAATTTTGATTCAGAGGAATCAAATAAAAATGAAAATAAAGTAGAAGATGAAGTTATTACAACTTATAGTTTGAATGACGAAGAATCTGCAGTAACACCAGCGTGGTTAAAAGCGCTAAAAAATACTAGAGATAGTAAGAATAATTAATTAAGGAGGACATGAAAATGGCTACAACAATTAAAAGAACAGGTTTTGGACAAGTTGAACCTAACCATTTATCTGCACAAAGAAATGGACAAATTTATGCTCAATTACCATTAGATAGTTCAATCAATATTCTTGAAAATGGTATGTTCTTAAAATATAATTATGCAGGTGGAAAAGTTAGCCTTACTGGTGAAGGTGAAGACATGTTAGTTTTTAATGAAGTAAAAGTTTATGATGAAAGAGATTCATATAAAGATTTTGCTATGATTAAAAAGAACTATGTTGGAGAAGAAATTTATCCAAGATTATTTAAAACAAATGTTGGAGATATTTATACAACAAACTGTGTAGGTGCTGCTAATACAGCAAAAGACGCAGAATATGAAGGAATTGAATTAACAGTTGGAGACAAATTAAAAGTTGGTGCAGCAGGATATCTAGTAAAAGATAATGCAGTTGCGACAGGAATGATTTGGCAAGTAGTTAAAGAATACACTATGCCAGATGGACAACCAGCTGTTAAACTTCAAAGAATAAACTAATAAGGAGGAAATAAATTATGGAAATTAAAGATTTAACAAAATTAGCTAAAATCGCAAGTAATGCAAAACCTTCTACTACTTATTCTTTTGAAGGTGAAAACTTTACTGCTGCTGAAATTAATGAAACATTAAGAAATGAATTAAATAAAATTGCAGGTAATTATCATTTATATGAACAAAACAAACATACTATCTTTGCATTAGTAGAACAAGTTATTGATGATGTATTACCTACAAGAGTATTAGAAGAATATGGAAGATTTGCAGAAATCACTACTGTAAAACAAGGAGATAAAGCAATCTTCAGACAAAAAATAAGTGCTTCAGCCAGAAGAAGAGCTAAACAATTCATTACTAAAGTTGGATTAGCTGGCGTTTATGAAGTATTTAAATTAGATGGACAATCTTATGAAGTTCCAACAACTGCATTCGGAGGAGCTGCTCAAGTATCTATCGAAGAATTCTTAGATGGTAGAGTAGATTTCAATGAATTAGTAGATGTTGTTATGGAAGGATTAGATGAAGCTATCTATTTAGAAATTGAAAAAGCATTAATCGGTGCTGTTAATAAATTAGGAACTAACAATAAATATGCTGGAGCTGGATTTAATGAAACAGCTATGGATAGTTTAATCTCTGTTGCAGATAGCTATGGAAAAGCAACTATTTATTGTACTTATGAATTTGCGGCAACTATGGTTCCAGCTGAAGGATGGATTTCAGATAATATGAAAGACCAAAAATGGAACAATGGTTACTTAGCTAACTATAAAGGACACAATGTAATTGTATTAAATCAATCTTTAGTTGATGAAACTAATACAACTAAAGTTATTGATCCAGCTTATGCATGGATTATTCCAGCAGGATCAAATGAAAAACCAGTTAAAATTGCTTTTGAAGGACAAACTCTTGTTGACGATAGAAAAAATGATGATTGGTCTAAAGAAATTCAAGTTTATAGAAAACTTGGAGTTGGTGCTTTAATCACTAATAACATTTGCGTTTATAGAAATACTTCTTTAACAAAAACTGTTACAATACCTGGTTCAATGTAATATAAATACATTTTAAATATTTTAGGAAGGTTAAAGAGTTTCTTTTTAAAAGAGATTTTTAACCTTCCTATTTTTTTATTAAGGAGAGAAAAGGAGATATAAATATGTTAATTGATAACAAAGAAATTATAAAAATAACTAATAGGGATAATGGACGTATAGGATATACTATCCCTGATTTAAATATAACTCGTGTATTCGAGGCTTATGAAACAAAAGAGGTAACTGCGGAAGAAATTAGAAAATTATCTTATATATCTGGAGGACAAGTTCTTTTAAAAGATTATTTAGTAATAAATAATGAAGAATTAATAAAAGAAATTCTTCATTCAGTAGAGCCTGAATACTTTTATACAGAACAAGATATAAAAGATTTATTAATAAATGGTTCTTTAGATGCTTTAAAAGATTGTTTAGATTATGCTCCAGTAGGAACTATAGATTTACTTAAAAAATTAGCGGTAGAGCTACCTTTAAATGATGTAGCTAAAAGAAAAGCTATTTTAGATATGACTGGATTTAATGTAGATACTGCAATTATGATTGAAGAAGAAACTAAAGAAAAAATGGAAGAAAGTAATAAAGTTCGTAGATTAAATGAAAAAGAAGCGGTTGCCGCTGCCCCTACAGGAAGAAGAACTACAGTACCGGTAGATAAATATAAAGTAGTAAAATAAAAATAATGGAGGTGTAATATGACAGAAATAACAACTACACCTTTTTCTATTGTTTATGATAGTTTTTTATCAAAAATAACAGATGATATGTATATGGAGTTAACTGAATTAGATACTTTTAGATTATTAGAAAATTTATTAAAAACTGCTATGCAAAAATTTGAGTTTCCTCGTATAGATATTTTTGATTATGAAGAAAGCTATGTAGATGATGTAGATACTTATGAAGGTGTTGAAAGTAATAATGAAGAAGTGCCTGCAATTATTTATGCTGGCGGATATTTTAATAATTTGCTAACAGCAGAAGAAATTAATATTCTTTCAACATATATGATAGTAGAATGATTAGGTCAACAATTAGCTAGTGTTGAAAATACTAGAATGAAATATAGCGGAAGTGATTTTAAATTTACTTCTCAAGCTAATCATATGTCTAAAATATTAGCTCTTAAAAAAGATTATGAAAGAGAAGGTTTCCATCTTCAAAGATTATATAAGAGAAGAATTAAAGATGAAAATGGAATTATGCGCTCTACTTTTAATAGTATTATGGAAAAATCCCCTAGTAGTAGGGAGGTTTTATAATGAAAATAGAAACTGGAGCGGAAATAAAAAAAGAAGCTGTAATAGATAATATAAAAAAAATAATTAATCAAACATATAAATTATTACCGAATAGAGAAGAAGCTATTGATTGAGAAACGCCATTAAAAACAATAATAGAAGAATTATCAGGAATGGATATTTTATTAAATGAATATCATAGTATCTTATTTCCTTTGCTTTGTAAAATGCAAGGATTATTTTCTTTTCAAAATGATGAAGATTATTTAGATTATAGAAGATGCATTTTTGAATGTTTAAATTTGCTTACTTCATTAAAGGAGGCGATTGCGACATGTCAGGATTAGAAGATATGAGTACTCGTCTTCAATATAGTGGCGGAAATGCTCAAATAAATAGGATGAATCAAGATAAGCTAAAGAGTTTAAAAAAAGCTTTATTATATTCTTATCAAAGTGCTACCGCAATATTGGCAGATGGAAGAGAATTTAGATGTTTAATTAATCCAGACCATTTAAAAACATCCTTTGATGATAAAATTATATCAATTCCTTTTGAAGATATTTGTTTAAATAAAAAAGATAAAAAAATAGAATCAATTGGAATAAAAGCAGGAGATGTGTTTACTTGGAAAGAAAATAATTCAGATTGGTTAGTATTTTTACAAAGATTAGAAGAAACAGCTTATTTTAGAGCTGAAATTCGTAGATGTAGATATACTGTTTTAATAAATAATATTGAATATAAATGTTATGCAGCAAGATCTGAAGTAAATGAAATAGATTGAAAAAAACAAAAAGATATAGTTTGAACTGAACCAGATTATACATTAAAAATGTATATTACTAAAGATGATAAAACAGAAGCATTTTTCCATAGATATAGTATTATTAAAGTTAATGGAGAACCATGAGAAGTTCAATCTATTGATAGTATAAATGCGGAAGGTATTATTATTGTATATTTAAAAGAATGATTTAAAAATACAATAGCAGAAGAAAAAGAAAAAGAAGATGCGGAAAAGGTAGATAATGTTCAACCAATCTCAAATGAAGGATTTATATCAGGTCCTGCCGCATTATATCCATATGATACTGCTATTTATAAAATTAATAATATAGATAATGGAAGTTGAATTATAAGTAGTAAAAAAGTAAAAATATTAGAACAAAATAATCTTGAAATAAAAATTGAAATTATTTCAGGACGTAGTGGTGAATTTGAGTTAATATATAAAAGAGATAATGAAGATGACATTAAATATAATGTTAAAATTCAATCATTATAGAAGGAGTTAAAATATGAAAAGAGATACTCGTAGTACAATTCCATTAGAATCATCTTTTTTAAGTTTTGAAAAAGATGTTGAAATTATTTTAAAAGCTCTTTTTGTTGAGAGCTTCCCACATAGTGATAGTTTAAAAAGACTTTTAGTTATTAATACAAAAGATTGTTTAGATAATACTGAAAGTCAAGTTTATAAAAGAAAAATTGCGGAAATGACTTTAGCTAAACTAATTCAAGAAGGATATATAAAATTAAATCCAAAAATTAGAATGCCTGAACATGAAGAAGTAAAAGCTTATATTATTATTTCTTCAGATAATTATACTCCAAATAAAGAAAATCCTTATTATAGAGATTGTACATTGACTTTTGATATTCTATGCCATCTTGACTATTGAGATATCGGTGATTATAGACAAAGACCTATTAAAATAGCAGGTTATATAGATGGATTATTAAACAATGCAAAATTAACTGGAATTGGAGAATTAAATTTTTTAGGATGTAATGAATTAGTAATAAGTGAAGATTTAGCTGGATATTCTCTTTCTTATAGAGCAATTCATGGTAATGATGATCGTTTACCGCCAAAAGAAAATAATGATTAATGAACTATTATTATTATCAAAAAATGATATACCTTTTATAGAGGCTCAAATTACAATACATCAACCAACAATTAAAGAAATCGCATATATAGGAGAAGAATCTTTTTTTACTGGCTATGAAATGTTAAACTTTTCTAAAAACTTATTATTAGAAGAGGACAAAGTCAATTTAGAAAATGTAAGTAATTTTGATATATTAATAGCAATACTAAAAGAGCGTAATGCGGTAATGCAAAAAAATAGGAATTGCGTAGAAATGGTTCTAGCTCTTATCTTTCCAGAATATATTATTAGTATTGAAAAAGATGCTTTTATATTAAAAAAAGATAATGAAGAATATAAGATTAATAATGAAAATTTTGATGCCTTTAAAAATATTATTAATCAGATGTTTCCTTTAAAAACTGGTGTTGAGTCTAATGAATATAACCCAACTGGAGATCTAGCTAAAAAAATTGCAGATAAGTTAAAAAAGAGACATCAAACTTTAGGAGAATTAAAAGAAAGTGCAAATCAAAAAATTGATATGTTTAGTCGTTATATTTCTATTCTTGCAATAGGAGAGCAAAAAGACATAAATAGTCTTATGAATTATACTGTTTATCAATTATTAGATGAATTTGAAAGGTATAAATTAAAAATTGCTTATGATATAAATTTCCAAGCAAGAATGGCTGGAGCAAAGGATTTAAAGGAAGTTGAAGACTGAATGAAAGATATTCATTCAAATTAATTATAAATAAAATAAGGAGGATTTTATTATGAAGTTCGGAGTACGTGAGATTGCTAATGTAGTTTTTAAAGCAAAAGCTGAAACTAAAATCGGAACATCTACTTTTAAAGCTGGACAACCAGTACTTTACATTGACTCTGCAACTACTTCTACTATTGAAGGAGCTGCAACTACAGTATATGCTCAAGGAGGACGTGGTAATACTCGTTTAATCGCTTGGGAAGGTGAAAAAACTTTAACTTTTACTGTAGAAGATGCGTTATTATCTCCAATTGGATTCTCTATCTTATCTGGAGCTGGATTATTTAAAGATGCAACTAAACAAGTTCATGTTCATGTAACATCTCAAGCTTATGTAGGTGATGATGGAGTTATTGATTTAACTGATGCTTTAGGAGCTGAAGAAGAAATTGATGCTACTGCACCAGTATTCGTAATGGTTACTGAAAAAGATGGTTCTATTACAGGAGATTTAATTACTGGATTATCAACTTCAGGAAAAACTTTAACTGGAGCTGGAAGTAGCTATTATGGAAAAACTGTATTTGTAGATTTCTATGTAGTTAAGAGTTCTGCAGATATCTCTGAATTACAAATTGATGCTGAAAACTTTGGTGGATATTACTATGTTGAAGCTAGTACATTATTCAGAAGACAATCTGATGGTGTAGATATGCCTGCTGAAATTACATTACCAAATGTAAAAGTACAATCTAACTTTACATTTAATATGGCATCTACAGGAGATCCAAGTACATTCTCATTCACAATGGATGCATTCCCAGGATATACAACTTTCGATAGAACACATAAAGTATTATGTGTAATTCAAACTATTGAAGATGCAACTGCAGGAACTACAACTAGAAATAGTGTTATGGGACATAGAACTGGATTCGAAATGCCAGAATCTAAAGCTGATTCTAATGTTGAATATGGAGAAGCTGGATCTATCTAGTATTAAGAATAGATTTAAGAGAGGGATTACCCCTCTCTTTTTTTATTAGGAGTTGGTAATTATGATTAACAGAGGAATATTTGGTCAAAAATATGATATTTGAAGAACATATTATAATAAGAAAAGTAATATTTCAGAAGGAGCTAGATTAATAGAAAAATATTTATATCAAAGAAGAGGTCATCATATCAGTAAAAGAACTAAAAAAGATGCTGATTTATTAACTGATTTTTTTAGAGAATTAAAAATTATATCTATGGAAGAAATGAAAAAAAATCCTCTACAAAAAACTATTTCTGCAAATATATTAGGTGCTTATTTGAAAGATTTACCTTTATTAAATTTCTTTTTAGGAGGAAATGCTAAAGCAATGTTAGTAGAAAAAGGTTCTTCAGGAGGAATTGAATTTGAAAAAGAAATAGAAAAATTAATTAAATTTGATGAGCAAGATAAAATTACTGGAACAGCAACTGGAGCCGCTTATATTAATTTAGGAGTAAAAGATGAAGCAAGTGCTTTAGAATTAGTTAAAAAAATTTTTAATGATGAAACTTTAAATGAGGTAAAAAATATTGAAAGCAAAATTATAAAAAGAGTAAATGAAAATAATGTTCCTTATTTTTATTTAAAAGTTGGTGTATCTAGAGCAGGAAAAATTGACGTTGGCGGAAGCGGAAAAGCAGAAACTAATTTTACTATTGATGGACAACCTAATCAGCAAATTTCAAAAGTAAAAGAATTATTAGAAGATAGTTCTTTTTCTATTAAATCTTATTTAACTGGTGGATCTATTGAATTAGGAGGTACAGATCCTCAAAAAGCTGTTTCCGCAGTAGCAGAATATGTAGCTTCAAAAACTAAAAATAAAGATCATATTCGTTCTGCAGGAATTTATTATATACGACATCCAGAGCCTGGAAAAGATAAATATATTTCTAATCAACAACAAGAAAGAGTTGAGGAATTATATGCTAGATATGGAAGAATTAAAAAAGTATATGAATTAGTTGGAATGGGATTAAAATATAATGATATAGATGAACTTAGAAATGTAGATTTTTTATTAGTAAATAGAGCATTTGAAGGCGGAGATATTAATGTTTATTCTACTCAAGATTTAGTTTATAGATTTGGATTAAATGAGTATTATAAATTTGACATAAAATAAAATCTATGTTATAATAAATAAGAAATAAAAGGAGTGATTTTATGACAGCAATTAGTTATGCGAATATGAAATTAAAAGTAGATAATAGCACTTATCAATTTAAATGGAATGATTGTGATATTAATGTTTTAAATTATTTACCTATTGAAGATAAATATGATTTAATTATGATTACTTTACAAAAATCATTAGAAAATGGATATTATAATCCAATTAGACTTGATGAATATTTTCATTTACATTTAATTTATAGCTATACAAATATTTCATTTACTGAAAAACAAAAAGAAGATGAAAGTAAATTATATGATTGTTTAAAAAGTAATGGATTAATGGATGCTTTTCTTAATGGCTTTGATGAAAGTGAATATAATGAATTATATACATTATTAAATGATACTAAAGAAGCTATATTAAGACAAAAATTAAGTGTTAGTGGATTAATAGAAAGTTTTATTGCGGATTTACCTGCTCAAGCAGAAGCTGTTAAAAATATTATAGATAACTTTGATAAAGATAAATATCAAGAAGTAATAAACTTTGCAAAAGCAGCAAATGGTAATAGAGATATTTAATTAGCAAGGTCAAATTAATTTAATTGATAATCCCTTTTTTACATAAATAAGTAAGAAAAGGGATTTTTTTATTTGGATTATAAAAGGAGGAAAAGGAACTTATGGCGAATGCAAATATAAATATAAAAGTTGGATATACTCTTGATAAAAGTAAGTGAAATGAAATAGATCAAGCTTTAAGAAGTTTATCTGCGGAAGCTGCAAAAATTGGTAATGAATCTAATACAGGTTTACAAAAAGCTGCTCAATCCGCGAGAGAATTATCCAATATTTTAAATAACAGTTTCAATAAAGATTTAGGTACTGTTAATGTAACTAGATTTGCACAACAAATTGCTAAAAGTAATATTGATATAGGAAATTTGAAAACTCAATTAACCGCTATTGGGCCTGCTGGCGCAAATGCTTTTAATGCAATTAGTTCTTCTATTTTAGGAACATCTGCACAAATAAAACAAACAAGTGCATTTTTAGATAGAATGGCTACAACATTCAAAAATACTATTCGTTACGGTATTTCATCTAGTATTTGAAATAATTTTGCAAATAGTTTTCAAAAAGCATATGATTATTCTAAAGATCTAAATGAATCATTAAATAATATTAGAATAGTAACTAAACAATCAACAGATCAAATGAATCAATTTGCGGTTACTGCGAATGAGGCTGCTAAACGTTTAGGTACTAGTACATTAGATTATACTAATGCAGCTTTAATTTATTATCAACAAGGTTTAAGTGATCAAGAAGCGCAAGCTAGAGCAGAAGTAACTTTAAAAGCAGCAAATGTAACTGGTCAATCTGCGGCTGAAGTGTCTGAACAATTAACTGCTGTATGAAATGGTTATCAAGTTAGTGCAGAAGAGTCTGAAAAATATATTGATAAATTAGCTTTAGTTGCTGCAAACTCAGCATCTAATTTAGAAGAATTATCTACAGGTATGAGTAAAGTGGCGGCTGCCGCAAATTCAATGGGCGTAGATATAGATCAATTAAATGCTCAATTATCAACAATTATTTCTGTTACAAGACAAGCTCCAGAATCAGCTGGTGTTGCATTAAAAACTATTTATGCTCGTATGAGTAATATTCAAGCTGGTTTAGATGACGAAACAACTTTAGGTAGCTATACTGAAAAGATGGCTCAATTAGGAATTAATGTATTAGATAACGAAGGAAAACTTCGTGATATGGGTAAAGTTGTTGAAGAAATTGGTGGTAAATGGCAAACAATGTCTAGAGAACAACAAGTCGCATTATCTCAAGCTATGGCGGGAACTAGACAATATAATAATTTACTAGCATTATTTGATAACTGAGATAAATATATTAAAGCTATTGATTTATCTAAAAATGCAACTGGAGAATTACAAAAACAACAAGATATTTATATGGAAAGTACTGAAGCTCACTTAAAAAAATTAAAAGCGACATGACAAGATTTATATAGTGGAGCTATTGATGATAAAGAGGTGCATTCAGGAATAGATTTATTAACTAATTTTGTTCAAACTCTTGATAACGTTGTAGATTCTTTTGGAGGAGGCCTTAAGAGTTTAGCTGGATTAGGAGCAATTTTAGCTAATGTATTTAATAAACAATTATCACAATCAATTACTAATTATTTAGTAAATCAAGATAAAGCAATACAAAATATTGCGATGTTGGAACAAAAAGCTAGAACTATCCAAGCGGGTTCCGCAATTACTCCAGGATTAGGAGAAGCAAAGGGCAATCAACAAGCTATTGGAGCTGCTTATTTAGCAGAAAATGAAACTCAATTAAAATATGCTAAAGAATTACAAGAAGTTGAAAAAGGATTAACTCAAGAACAATATAATCAAGCTGTTCAATTACAAGTCCAATTAGGTTCTATTGAAAAAGAAGCTGTATATATGGAACAAATAGCAGAGCAAGAATTAAAAAAGGCTCTTGGAGATCAAGATGCAGCTCAATATTTAAAAGATAGAAAAAATTCAATGGAAGAAATTGCTGAAATTAACAATCAAATGTTAGATAATGCAAAAGAAGAATTAGACTTACAAGAAGAAAGTTATAATATATTGAAAAATAGCTTTGAATATTATGAGAAAGAAAAAATTACTAGACAAGAAATTCAACAAATAGATGAAGAAATTGAAAGTATTATTTTTAAAGCTAATAATAGTAAAGGTAAAGAATTACAAGCTTTAAAAGATGAGTTCCAAGGAGAAAATCAAATTTTTAATTTTACCAAACTTAATTATATTCAAAAACAAAAAATACTTACAAAAGTTAAAGAAATTGTTAATGAACAAAAAAATGAAGTGGATGGAATTAATAAAAAAATTGAAGCTGAAGAAAAATATGAAAGAGCTAGAGAGAGTGCGGAAAATAAGCGTATGGGCGGAAGCGGTTTAGCTCAAGAATTTGAAAATATTATTAAATATGGCGAACGCGCGATGTCTGTATCTGAAAAAGTTACAACTGTAACTGCTTCATTATCATCTCTTGCTATGGCTTGAAGTTCAGTTAATTCATTAGTTCAAACTTGGTCTGATAAAAATGCTACTTTTGGAGATAAAATACTTCAAACAATGATGACTTTAGGTATGGTAGTACCTTCTATTATAAAAGTTTATAAAGATTTGGCAGCTGTTGAACAAGCTAGACAAATTTTACAAAAAAAGGAAATTGCTCAAGAAGTTGTTAGACAGACATTAAGTAAAGTTAAACAAGGAGATTTAAAAAAAGAAATTTCTTTAGAAGAAGTTCAAGTTAAATTAAAAGAAAAAGGAATTATTCTTTCAGATGACGCAATTAAAAAATTAATTACTGAAACTACAGCGACTAAAGGATTAGGAACTGCTAGTGCAGGAGCTGCAAAAGGAGTCTCTGCATTAGGAACTGCAGTACTTGGATTAACCGCAGCCATTGGAATCATTTCTTTAATTTACTCTAAAATTTCAGACTTTATGAAAGAAATGGATGAAGCTGTTAAAAAACAAAAAGAAGAAAATGACCAAGCAATAAAAAATGCAAAAGATAATTATAAATTAGTAGATTCTTATAATGATTTAATTGATCAATATAAACAAGGAAAATTAACTATTGATGATGTAGTAAAATCATCAAATGATTTAGGAGATGCTTGAAAAGATTTAGATGTTAGAACAGCACTTTTAACCAATGACTATAAAGTTTTAACAGATGCTTTAATAGAATATCAAGATAAACAATTAGAAGCAGCAAAAACTGCAACAGAAAGCAATAGAATTCTTGCAAGAAGTCAAAATGTAAAAGCAATGAATCAATTTGGAGCTTCTAAGGCTTATGGTGGGACAGAAACAATGGCTATTGGAAGTCAATTTAACATACCAACTAATATGTTACAACTTGGAATAGCTTCTGCAGATGGAATGGATCCACAACAAATAGAAAAAGAATTAAAAGCTAAAGAAGAATTATCTAAATATATTAAATCAGAATGAATAAATATTAATGAGAATATTCAATCATTAGGTTTAGTTATAGATTTTACAAGTACTGATAGAAATATACTTCGATTATATGATGATTTAACAAAATATAAAAAAGCTATAGATGATACTAATGACAGTGAACAAAAATCTACATTAATTTATAAACAAGTTAATGATATGATTAATTCATTAAGTAAAACTGTTGAAAAATATAAAGAAGAAGTTTATGAAGAAGGAGAAGTCAATGCTCAACAAATAGCAAGGAAAAAAGAAGGTTTAAATCAAGAATATGAAACTTTTAAACAAAGCAGAGAAAAACTTTTACAAGAACAAGCTATTTTTTATCTTAATCAAGGTATTCTTTTAGATGATGCAAATGAGCAAGCAGAAAAAGATATAAATAAAAGTTTAGATGAAAGTTTAGACGCTATAACTAAACTTAATATGCAAAGATTAAGAGCTGAAGATTTCTTTAAAGAAAAATTTGCAGACGATTGATCAGAATATGAAAAACAAGTTCAAGAAGTTTTAAATGATTTAGATGAAGATGATTTAACATATATAGTTAATGTAGATAGAGTAGAATCTTTAGGGAATTTAAAAAAAGTTTTAGAAGAAGCTAAAAAAATTGCTGCAAAATATAAAATTACTGCTGAAGTAAAAACTGAATTTAAAAATAAAAATATTGATATTAGTGACAAAGCTTTTGAAACTTTTGTTGAAAATTTAAAAAGTGAAAAAGTTGCCGCTGATATGACAACTAAACAATTAAAAGATTATAATGAACAAACTGAGGCGGTTGCAAAATATGTTCTTATCGCTAATAATGCTTTGAAAAAAATAAATAAGACTTGAGAAAAAGATGAAAAAATTCTTGAAAAAGGAAAAACTAAAACTGTAGGATACGCAAAAGCATTTACTAGAGTTAAAGAAGCCATGGAAGATGTTTTAGACATGGATCTTACTGATGATTTTGTTAAAAAACATTTTAAAGATTTAGGTGATATTTTAAAAGGTGATACTGATAAAATAATTAAATTAAGAAAAGAAATGGCTTTATTTAAATTAGGAGATATTGATACTAAAGATTGAGAACAAGAATTACAAAAAGATTTTAATATTCTTGAAAAATATATTAAAAAATTTAATGGCAAAAAAATAAAAATTAATTCATCTCTTGACAATACAAAATTTATAACTGCGGCAAATAGTTTATTAGCTCAAGGTAAAATAACTGCTGAACAAATGAATGAAATTTTAGCAGGAATAGGATATGAAGCTAAAATAGAATATACAGAAGTTAAAGTTCCAGATTTTGCGGCAGCTGCTGCAGGTGCCGTGGGTGCCGAAAAAATAGTAAAAATGCCTCAAATAGTAAGTACTAGATATAAAGGTACTTCTTCTTATAAAGCTCCTAAAGATACTGGAAAAAGTGGCGGTGGCGGAGGAGGAAGATCCAAAGCTTCAAAACAAAAAACTGAACAAGTTAAAAAAGAATTAGATGTTTATCATGACGTTAATATTGAATTAAAACAAATTGAAATTCAATTAAAGAAAATTGAAAGAGAAAAAAATAAATTATTTGGTAAAAAATTAATTGAAGCATTAAATAAAGAAATTTCATTATTAAATAAGCAAGTAGAAATTACTTCTAAGAAAATTAAGATTGCTGAAAATGAGACTTCAAAACTTAAAAAGAAATTAGCTACAAAAGGTGCATTATTTAATGATGACGGTACTTTAGCAAATTATACTGAATTATATAATAAGTATTATGAAAGAGCTAAAAAAGCTGTTGATAAATATAATAAAATGAGTGCAAAGCAACAAAAGAAATATGAAAAGACAATGAAACAAAGAAAGAAAGATTTTGAAAATGTTGCTTCATGGATTGAACAATATGATGTTTATATTTCTGAAACTTTGCCAGAATTATATGAAAATAATACTGAAGATTTAGATAAAATAGTTGAAGATCAAATTTTAAAATTTGATACATCAATTGATATACATTTAGATACAAAAGAAGCAGAAAGAGAATGGAATGAATTTAAAAAGAAATTAACTATTGATGAAGATGATATTCTTGGAAATGCAGGAGCAACTCTTAAAGATTTAAAAACTTATTATAATGATGTTGGTACTGGAAGTATAGATGTTTTAACAAAATCTATTGAAATAACTAAACAAGAATTAGAAAGAATGCAAAAAGGTGGCGTGTCTACGATATTTGGAACAGATATGGCCACTGCAAAAGAAAGACTTGAAAAAGACTTAAAAGAATTAATGAGTCAGTTAGTTGATTGAGAAGAAAAATTAAAAGAAATTCAACAAGCTCGTTTAGATATGATGGATCAAGCCGCAGATAAATTTGATAAACAAATTGAATATTATGAAGCTATTTCATCTATTATAGAACATGATGTTAAACTTATTAATTTAAGATATGGAGATAAAGCTTATGATAAGTTAGAAGCATTATATGAAAAAGAGCATGCAAATAATCTTAGTCAATTAGATTTCCTAAAAAAAGAACTTGATTTCTGAGAAGCTCAAATGGAAGCGGCAGGAGATAATGAAGAAGCATTAGAACAAGCTACTGAAAAATATAAAGAAAAATTACAAGAATTTAATAGCTTAACTGAAGCTACTTTTGAAAGTGCTTTAAATATTTATCTTAATACAATTAATAAGACTTTCAAAGCTTTAAATGATGAATTAACTAATGGAAAAGGTTTAGATTATGTTCAAGAAGAATGAACCCTAATTAATAAAAGTACAGATCAATATCTAGATACTATTAATAAAGCTTTTGAAACTCAAAAAATTGAAAGTAAATATATGGAAGCACTAGATCAAACATATAATATAAGTGCTCAAAGACAAATTAAATCATTAATGGAAAGTGAATTAAAGATTTTACAAAATAAAGATAAATTAACTAAATATGATATTGAAAGAGCTAATAAAAGATATGAATTAATGCTAAAAGAAATTGCTCTTCAAGAAGCTCAACAAAATAAAACAAAAATGAGATTAAGAAGAGATAGTCAAGGCAATTATAGATATGAATATGTTGCGGATACTGCTCAAGTTGATAAATTAAAAGATGAAGTTAATGATTTATATAATTCATTATATAATTTTGATAAAGATCAATATAAAAATAATTTAGATACTATATCTAATTTATGAACTGAATATCAAAATAAGATGTTTGAAGCTGCACAAATTAATGATCCTACTGAAAGAGCTAATAGAGAAGCTTTAATTAGAAAAGAGTATGGAGATTTAATTAATAATTTAGTAGCAGATAATGAACAAATTCGTCTTAATTTGGCGGAATCAGCTTTTGAAGAATATTCTAGATTATATGATGACAATAGTCAAGAATATTTAGCTATGATAGAGCAAGGTGCAGAAGCAGTTGCTCAAAAAATGGTTCCAGCTTGAACTTCTGGAATTCAATTAATGATTAATACTATAAAAGAAAAAGGCGGATTAGAAGAAACTTATAAAGAAGCTTTTCAAAAAATAGATGCGGCAACAGTAAAATATGAACAAGATTTAGCTAATGTAGCTGAAAAATCTAGTATAAATTATGAAAAAATTATTTCAGGTTTAGATCCAGCTCTTGAAAAAATTAATAAATTAATTTTAGGAAATGAAGAATTAATTAAAATTTATAATACTCAACTAGAAGAAATTAAAAAAGTTGAAAATGAAGTAGATGCATTATGTAAAAAATATCAACAAGCTAAACAAGATGCTATAGATGCGGCAACCGCAGCTAATATATATTTAAATGGCACTGCGGAAGAAGTAGAATTACCTAAAGGTTCTACAGGAAGTAATACGACTAAAGATCTTAGTAATGAAACTTTAATTGCTCAACGTGCTTCTTCAATTATTACTCCATCTATAAACACTGGTCTTTTTGGAAATACTGTAAATAATATTAAAAATTCTATTAAAAAAGTCTCTGATATCCAAGGAGATTTAAGGACTTCTTATCTTGCTTCAGATGTAAATGCTCTTCAGATAGCTTTAAAACAATTAGGATTTTTAGAAAAATATCCTGCGGTTTTAGGAAGTTTTGATGTTGAAACTCAAAAAGCTTTAATTGCTTTCCAAACTGCTATGGGAGTTACTGCTTCAGGTTTCCTTGATGATGCTACTAAAGCAAAATTTAAAGCAAAAGGATTTGATACTGGAGGATATACTGGTACATGAAATAATTCTGGTAAATTAGCATTTTTACACCAAAAAGAATTAGTATTAAATGCTCAAGATACTGAAAATATGTTAAATGCAATTAGTATAATGAGAAATATTACAGCTATGATAGGTAGCGCAAATATGAATAGATTAGCAACTGCAGCCGCAGGTTCTAATAGCACTCCTTTAGAACAAAATGTACATATTGAAGCTAATTTCCCTGGGGTAAAAGATGCAAAAGAAATAGAAAATGCTTTAAATAATTTAGTTAATATGGCAAGTATGAGAGCTAATAAAAGGTAGTTTTATTATTAAACTACCTTTTTTATTTTGGGTAGTTATGTATAATATTTTTAAAAGGAAAATTATAAATAATAAAGAGAAAAAAGGAGATGTAGCAATATGGAATATGAAAATAAAATTCTTGATGCTATTGAAGTAATTGTTGATAATAAAATTAATAATGCGAATTTTGATAAAACAATATTAGCAACAATTATTAAAAGTGTTGATTCTACTTTAGGTCAATACATTGTAAAATATCAAGATAGTAACTTTTATGCTTATTCAGATAATATTAATGTTACTTTTGCTAAAGGTTCAAAAGTATATGTTTTAATTCCTAATAACGATTGAACTCGTCAAAAAACAATATTAGGTTCAGTGGATCAATTAAGCGATAATTATATTGCTTCAGTAGAAACTGGAAAAATATTTGAAGCTATTGGAAATAATTGTATTACTATACAAAATGAATATAATTTATGTTCATATGAAGATACTGTGGAAAAAGTTTTATATGAAAAAGATGGTGAATACAATGCTTTAGAATTAGATATTCAAGGCCTAGAAACATATTTAAAAAATGCAGAATCTATTAAATTATCTGCTCAAATTAAAACAAATTTACCAATAGAACAAAGATTTAGAGGTAATTATGGAATTGTTTATGAATTAGCATTTTATGATAATGGAACCGAAGATGAAGTTATAAGATCTTATGTTCTAGATATAAATCAATTTGAAAGTAATCCTTATAAATTATTTAATTATAAAAAACAAAATGGAATATTTGATATTGATGGTCAAAATTTTAAATATATCAATAAAATTTATTTATTTTGTTTAGGTTTTCCAAATCAAGAGGTTGGACATGAAGCGGATATATTTATTAAAGATTTAGAAATAGGCGGCGGCCACGTTCTATCTCAGACTGAACTAGATTCATATGGAATGAAGCTAGTGACTCCGCAAGGAATTTATTTTGATGAAAATGATTTAAGTTCTTCTATAAGAACTATTCAAGCTTTTGTTAGAGTGAAAGATAAATATATAAATCCAGAAGCTCAAAAATTATCTTACTATTGATTTGTTGAAGATAATAGCATTACATCAAGTAGCGAAAAATATCATTCATATGGAGGCCAAGGTTGAAGATGTTTAAATGATTCGACAACAGTTCAATCTGCTACTATTGTTAATGATGCTGTTGTAGAATGAGTTCCTATGGATTATCAATTAACAGTTAAAAAACAAGACGTGGCCGCAAAAAGAACTAGTTATAAATGTGTAGCAATTTATAATAATAATATTTTAAGTCAAACAGTTACAATTATAAATTATGATTCAAACTATGAAATTACTATTGAATCAGATAATGGAACTCAATTTTATTATGATATTGGTAATCCTAATTTGACATGCAAAATTAATGAAATAGAACAAACTGGAAATGATTATACTTATGCATGAGCAAAAATAGATAACAATAATAATTTTTTTGGACTAGCGGAAACTACTACTTTAAATGAAGAGTATATAGATTTAATATCTGATTATGAAGATCTTTTAGATGAGATCGCAGATGAAACAGCGATGCCTGCCGCAAGTCAATCTCAATTAGAAGAATATCAAGAAGAAATTAAAGAATATGAAAATATTACTAGAATAGAGAAAAATAAAATACATCATTTATTAGTTAAAGAAATAGTTGCTTTTGCTACTTATAAATGTTCTGTCTATTATCAAGGCATTTATATAGGGACTGCTGCAATTAAAATATTAAATGATGTGGGAAAAGAAGAACAATATACTTTAATAATAAATGATGGAACTCAAACTTTTAAATATAATGAAGCAGGAATAGCTCCAACTAATAAAAGTTTAGAGAATCCACAAAAAATACCTAGTTTAAGTTTTTCTATTTATGACCCTAATGGAGAAGCTCTTAGTAATACAGTTTTAAGTAATTGTGATATTACTTGAAAAATTCCTAGTGAAAATACTTTTATTACTCATGAATATACAAATGATATAGTTACAAATCAATTAGAATTATTTTATGGTATTAAAGATAATTATAATATAAATTATATTAATAATGATATTGAATTAATTGTTAAATATAAAGATTTAATTTTAACTACTAAAACTAATTTAACATTTTTAAAAGAAGGTGAAAATGGCGCTAATGGAACTGATTTTGTATGTAAAATAGTTCCTAATACAAATGAAGAAATAGATTATCCTATGATTTGCAATGGAAATCTTAATTTCACTCCTTCTGTGACAGCAAAATGATTTAGAGTACAATTATGACATAATGGAGATAAAATTTTTGATAATTATGCTTCAGGAAATAGTACAGAAAATAAATATACTACAGTTCAATGAAGTGTGTTAAAAAATAAATATACTACAACTATAAGTGATCCAACTAATATTATAATAAGTGCGGATGGCGATTTCAGTTACTCAGAATATAGTGGGGATGGAGCTTCCGCAGACATAGTTAAAGCAACAGTTATTTATAATGGAATTAAATATTTTACTACAATTCCTGTATTAGTTGCTACTGCAGAGACTGGATATGAAATTAAATTAGTTAAAAATAGTGGATTTCAATATGTCTTTTATAATGCAGATGGTAGATATCCACAATATGTTACTTCACCTTTTGAATTACAAATTTTTAAAACAATAAATGGTATTAAAGAAGATATTAGTAATTTATCTCAAAATTCTTATAGAGTTAACTATACTTGAAATGTTAAGGGTCAAGTATATGATCCTATTGCTGAAAATTGGGTTAATCAATCTAATTTAGAATTAGTTAATAATTTAAATTTAAAAAGAAGTCAAAAAGAATATAAACCTATAGATACTTATAATGGAGAATGTTTATCGACGGCTCTTGTTTGTTCTATTACTAATACAAGTAATGCTGAGGTTGCCGCAATTCATATTCCTATTCATCTATTGCTTAATAGATATGGTAATGCCGCTTTAAATGAGTGAGATGGAAATCATATTTCTATAGATAAGAATGATAATGGCGTTATTTTAGCACCTCAAATTGGAGCTGGTAAAAAAGAAAATGATAATAGTTTTACTGGTATTTTTATGGGTTCTGTAAAAGAAGTTGGTTCAAATGAAACTGAAGTAGGATTATTTGGATACAGTTTTGGCACACGAACTATTGAATTAAATTCTAAAGATGGATCTGCAAAGTTTGGTAAAACTGGCGCAGGTCAAATTATTATGGATCCAAGTTCAGATACTGCGGTATTGAGATCAGGAAATTTTGAAATAGATAAAATTCAAGTTAGTGGAAAATATGCTGCAAATAGAGTTTATTATAAAAAAATAGGTAATAATTATACTCAATTAATTGAAGGAACTGATTATGAAATTGGTGATACTATTATAGAAAATAATGTTTATATGTGGTCTAGTGGGGATGGTTTAGAAATAGATTTAACAGATCCACATATTACTTTTGGTTCAGGTAACTTTTGAGTAGATAAAAATGGAAAAGTACATGCAACTGGTTTTGTCACAACAGAAGAGTTACAAGAGGCAGTAGATCAAATCGCAAATGATATTATTTCATTTACTCCTTTATATTATTTAGCAAGTTTAATCCAAACTCAAGATACAGCTTTTATAGAAAATAAAAATTATTATTATTATGATGAAGATAATGATATTTATTTAAATTATGATGGAGATAGAAGTGGAGATCCAAGAGAAGTTTATATAGGATATATTCCTTATCATTTATATGAAGATAGTCCAATTCCAAGCAAACCTACTATAGTAGTTACTTCTGAATCTAGAGAACCAGATCAATGGTCTTTGGTCTTTCCTAATTATGTTGAAAATTATACTTATTATAGTTGTAACCAATATTATATTGCAGGTTCTCCATCTTATTATTCTTGATCTGACGTAATAAAAAATGAATCTTTAAATATAGGTTTAGATAGAATTGAAGAAGTTTCAAGTACTTCTATTGAAATGGGAACTCTTTATACAGTTACAAATCAATATGATGTAATTCCAGAAACTCCTGATATAAAACATGCTCCTGAATGAGAAGCTAATACTTATTATAAATTACTTAGTGGAGTGTATGAATTATTAAATAGCAAACCAGAAGATTGGGAAATAAATTATCCAAATTATTATTATTTAGATTATTATACTTATGAACCTGTTCAAGGAATTAATCTTTTTGAGTGAACAAGTATTGCTCCAGAGCTAGAGCCTGGAAAATTTCTATGGTCTTGTCAAAAAGTAGGAGGGTTAAATCAAATAGGTATTACTTATACCGAACCATTATTAATGACAAGTCAAAAAGTAGATAAAATTTATACTCAATATATTATGGTATTTGAATATAGATTAACTGAAGATACAACTGTTGAAAAATCAGAATATTTTTGGTATAATAATAGCATAGGTGAATATGAATTATATAATATAAGTCCTTATGATAATCCAAAACAATTGGGATTATATGAACATGTTGAAGGTTCAGAGCAGCCAAGCGATTCTGACATAGGTTGAACTAATTTTAAACCTACTTGACAAAATGGATATTATTTATGAGTAAGAACTGCGACTTCTTATTTTGGAAGTGAACAATTATTCTATTCAGGTCATTACCAAGATACCTCTTGAGATACAACAAATATTTTGAATACTAATTTAAATGCGGCAAGAGATATATTAAATGGTTTTACTGATGGGAAAAGTACTGTAACTATTAATAAAGATAGTATTTTTATTACTAAATACAATAATGAGGCAACTGAACCTATTAGTAGATTAGTATTAAATAGTAGCGGAATTGGTTGACAATTATATGATAATGATAATAATGATTGAGGAGAGATTTCTAGTGTCTGAACAACAGATGGAGAATTTGATGCTCAAAGTATTATTGTTAAAAATTTAAATGCAGATAGTATTGTCAATGGTAGTTTACAAATTGGTAAAGATAAAAATACTAGTGTTTTAGAAATTTATAATTCAACTGGTCAATTAGTTGCAAAAGTATCTGGAACTAATGGAATTCAGGTTTATAAACCTGGAACTGATTTTGTTCATACTGTAATTAATCCTAATACCGGTATTATAGGAAATAGTCAAGATGTAAATAATCCTATTACATATAAACATTCAGATACAGATTTTATTATGAACAATGCAAAAGTAGTAAATACTATGGTTATTGGTTCTACTATGATGCAAGCTGTAAATGATAATAGTCATAATGGAATTGCTTTTGTACCATTTACTGGTATAAATTCTATTTAGGAGGTAATTGATGGCAACAATATTAAGTGAAACGAAATCTACAACAGGAAGTCCATATGCTTATTATAAAGTTGATGCGACTGTTAATAATAGTAAAAGAACAGCGACAACAGCAAATATAACTATTAAAGTAACTTCTCATTTAGCTGAATCTAGTTCTTCTTTAGGATCAGGTAGTACATACGGATTAGTTGCGCATATTAGTTTTAATGGAGTTGAAAAAACTATTACTTTAAAAAGTACTGATGCAAGCTGGAGTGGAACAGGTACTCACACAGCTTCTGGTACTTGAAATATAAGCTGCGAAGCAGGATCCACTAGTATTACAAATATAAAATTTTGAGTTCTTAGAACAGGATCTGCCGCGGATAATAGTAGCAAAGGAGCTCAGATTCTAAGTAGTAAAAAGAAAAGTTGTAATAATATAACTGGAATTGATACTTATTATACAGCTCCTAAATGAGTTACTTCTCCTTCTATTATATCAATAAATGAGACTGGAATAATTTTAAATGCTGGAGTAACAGATCAAAAATGTGACTTTTATTATAGAATAGATGATGAGCAAGCAGTAAAAATTAATGATTCTCCAGTTACTTCTATAAATAATATTGTAAGGACAGATTTAATTGCTAATACAGAACATTATCTTAGAATTATTATAAGAAATCCTAATCAATCAAGTCTTGCAACTTATTATGATTCAACATTTTCTACATATCCTTATCCATCTATTACTAATTATCCATCTCGAGTAACTTTACCTACTTCTATGTCTGACACATTAACTTTTACATATACATTTTATAATCCTTTAAATAGATCAATAACTGTAACTCAAAGTATAACTAGTGATGATGGCAATTCTGTTAATCCTAAAAATGTTGCTACTAATTCTACCTCATGTTCATTATCTTGAAATGTCGATGATTTATATAGATATACTAAAAATAGTTCTAATAAAACTATAAATGTATCAATTCAATATCCAGATAGAACTGATAATAGTCATTCTATAACTTTAACAATTCCTGAATTGAAACCTATTATTGATACATCAAAATTTAATTATCAATCAATTAATAATCAAAAATTAACTGATTTACATTATTCAAATACAAATACATTAGTACAAAATAATAGTAGCATGAATATTTGACAAACTAGCGGATTAGCAACAGGGCAAGGATATGCAAATATTAGTAGTGCAATTTTTAATTTTGACGGTACTAATCAAAATCTTACTACTACTTCAACATCTTTTAAAAGTGGATCTACATTTAATTATAGTACAAATCAAAATGCTACTATTACAGTAACTGATTCAAGAGGCTTTTCTAATAGAGTTACGGTGCCTATTAAATTCATAGGATGTTTAAATCCTACAGCAACTGTTTCCGCGACACGTGAAGGCGGATATGGAACTAATGTTACTATTACTGTTGGAGGGACTTATTCTATAATAGGAGATAATAATATTACTAAATATTATTTAGTTCAAAAATGAAGTAATAATAGTTGAGTTACAGATACAGATTTAACTAGCGATTGGACTATTATTATTAATCCAGTTATTATTACAGTCAATAGTGATGATAGAAGAAAAATATTAGCAAAAACTAAAGATAGCTTTGAACACTTTTCAAATGAGGTATCTACAATTGTAGAAATTGGACAACCAACAATGTTTATTGACACGAATCTTGAAGGAGTAGGAGTAAATTGTTTCCCTGTTAATAAAGGTATCCATGTACAGGGAGATGCATTAGCGCTTACTGGTTCTATTACTTACCCAGGACTTCCGCAACATGCAGCAGACACTACAAAAATTTGAAAAGATTCAATTTCATTTAGAGGAGCTGGGGATGATGGAGGCTGGATTAGAATTTTAGAACCGACTCAAAATGATGGATGTTTAGAAATTGCTACTGGTGACGATGGAACTGAACCTATTTATATTAGACAATATGCTTATGGAAATATTAATAAAGAAATTACTTTATTAGATGGAAACGGAAATACTTATTTTCCAGGAACAGTTAATGCAACAACAGTTAATGCACAAACAGCTACTGTAATTACTTCAAGTGGAAGCCCTTATGTAGAGGCTAAAAGATCTGATACTGAAAACTATGTAGATTTAATGGTTGGTAGTGGGGGCGTTAATAGAGGTTTATATGTTAATTCACTTGGTTGGATTTTATATGCTGATAGTTCTAGTGTAAATATGCCAAATAGTCTTAAAATGGTTGCAGGAAAAAGTATAGAATTTTACAATGGTTCAACAAAATATGCGAGTATATCTTCACCTAGTGAATGGAAAGATTTATATTTAGATAGTGGTGGTGGCTATGTATATATAAGAAATAATGGCTCAACTATTGCTTCTTTTAGAAATGATGGGAAAGTATATGATGGCAATGGAACAAAATATGCTTTATTAACTGACTTTATAACTGAAACAAAAGAAGCATATACAGGAGAACTTGCATCAGGAGATAATGAAACATTAGCAATTGATATATCAAAAGCAAATTATACTCCTATTGGATTAGTTGGATACTATTGCTCAGGCTCAAGGTCATCATATATAAATGTATATGGACAATATTTAGATGGATCATATGCAAAATTAATTATAAAAAATACTCATAGTTCAAATCCATTAGTAGCTGATGATACAAAAATTAAAGTGTATGTTTTATATAGAATTAGTAGTTAGAAGGAGACAAAATAAAAAATGGAAGAATTTAAACAAGAATTAGCTAATTTAATAAATAGTCAATTTAATAAATTATCTTTTGAACAAGTATTTTATATTGTAAAAGATATTTATAGAGATATATATGAAAGCTATCAAAATTATTTAGCTAATCAAAAAAAAGAAGTATTAGAATCTGAAATTAAAGAAGAAGAAGAAAAAGAATCTAATACAGAAGCATAATTGGTCTATTTTATTTAATATTTTTGTTCTTTTTTTAATAATATATTATAGAATATAAAGGAGGAAATTAAAATGGAAGATGCTTTAATTCAAATTTTTACAATTATCTTAACATTAATTTTAGGTAATTTAAGTAAAAAAAGTAATTTTATTAATAATAATTTAATTCCATTTCAAAATTTTGGAATAGGTCTTATTATAGCTATTGTTCATTACTGCTTTACTAAAGATTTTAATGGTGCTATCGCGTTAAGTGGTCTTTTAGCGGGTGGAACTTATGATGTAGTTCATGGTTCAATTAAATTTAAAAAAGAGCAAGATGAAGAAGAACAAGATACTTTTAATGAAGACGATTTAGAATCTATAGATACTGAGTCAGAGGAGGAGTAAGAATGAAATTCAAAGAAAGACTTTCCGCACCAAGTGAAACTAATAAGTTTTATTTAAAAGCAGGCAAAGGCGGATATAATCGCGCAATGGAAATAAACACTAGAACACATTCTTGTTTACCTAACTGTGTAGGAATGGTACATGGACGTTGGTTAGAAAGCCAAGAAAAAACTGATTATAATAAATATGATAAATTACCAACCGGTAATGCTGAAAATTATTTCCCTTATAAAAAAGATGGATATAAAAGAGGTCAAACTCCAAAAGTAGGAGCAGTTATTTGTTGGAGAAAAGGTAAAGCTGGCAATCCTGATGATGGTGCTGGGCATGTAGCATTTGTAGAAAAAGTATTTGATAATGGAGATGTACTTACTTCTAATAGTGCTTATGGCGGAAGCAGATATTATACTAAAAGATATTTAAAATCTAAAAATTATTATATGGGAGCTAAATATACATTTCAAGGTTTTATTTATAATCCTTGTGATTTTACTGAACCATATGATTTAGATAGAATATTAAAAAGTGGATGCAAAGGTGATGATGTAAAACATCTACAAAAAACATTAAAAATAAAAGTTTCAGGAACTTATGATAAAAAGACTATTAAAACAGTTAAAGCTTATCAAAAGAAAAAGAAACTTACAGTTGATGGTATCGTAGGTAAGAACACTGCTCATGCATTAGGTTGAACTTTTAAAGGAGAGTAATTATATACTCTCTTTTTTTATTTGGTCATTTCTATTTAATTATCTATATCTTTTTTTAAAAGATATATAGATAAATTTTTATAAGGAGGGTTGAAAATACTATGTTAGATTTATTAAAAAATTACACCCTTGAAGAAGTTCTTATTTTTATAGTAATGTTAAGTTTTGCTATTAAAGGTTTTATAGATTTTTATGATTGGGCTAAAAAAAGATTTAGATTTCCAATTGATAAAGAATATGATAAAAAAGCAAAAGAGCAAGAAATAGTAAAAAAATTAATTTCTCATGAGGAACAAATATTATCTTGTAAAGAATGTTTAGAAAATATTAATAAAAATATGAATATTCTAATTGCTTCTGATAAAGATGACATTAAAGCATGAATTACTGAAAAACATCATTATTTTTGTTATCAATTAGGTTATATAGATGATTACAATTTACAATGTATTGAAGCTAGATACAAACATTATAAAGAAGAAGATGGAAATACTTTTATTGATGGTTTTATGACAGATATTAGAGATTTACCTATCGTTTCAGTAATAAATAAAAAGAATAAAGAGAATGAATAAAATAATTAGAGGAAAAGGAGAGATAAAATATGGCAATTAATAATAATATATTCCCACCTGCGGTAGCTACTTATATGCCAGCTTTTTTAGTCGATAGTACAGTTGCTAGCGAAAATATTTGTAGAGTATATTTTTCTATTACTGCTTATAATAATATTGAAAATTTAAAAAATATTCAAATTACAGTAACAAATCAAAATACTAATAAAACTGTTTTAGATAATACTAAATATCCATGTGAAATTATGTTAAGTAATATTAATGAAGATAATAATATAACTACTGATTATAAATATTATATAGATATTCTCCCTAGCGATATTCAAGGTGGATTTAAGAATAATCAATATTATAAAATACAATTAAGATTTACTGGCGCGGATGCCGCTAATGTATCCTTAGATACGCCTCAAGCAATTGATAGCTGACTTGCCGCTAATTTACAATATTTTTCAGAATGGTCTTCTGTATGTCTAGTTCGTGGAATTAGTAAACCTATTTTAGATTTACAAAATTTTGATCCAGAAGAAGTTGTAACATTACCAACTAATAATGTTGATATAGTTGGTAGATTATCATTTACTGACTCTGCAGAACAAGATTCTTTAAAAAGTTATAGAATTAAATTATATTCTGAAGAAGATGAATTACTTCAAGATAGCGGAAATATTTATACAAATACTTTTACTGATCCAAATGAAATAAATTATTCTCTTAATTATATGTTAGAAGAAGATACTTTATATTATTTTACTTTAGAATATGAAACTGCTAATTTATATAATAAAATTTTAACTTATTATTTTGAAACTTCTGAAGGAAGTGGAGAAACTTTAAATGCAACTTTAGCAGTTGAACCCCAAGAAGAAAATGGTAGATTTAAAATTTCTTTAACTAGTATTGAACCTATTAGTGGAGATATAATTATTAGAAGATCTTCTAGTAGAACTAATTTTACAATATGAGAAGATGTAAATAGTTGTTCATTTAATGCGGTCGCCGCAAATTATACTTGATATGATTATACTATTGAAAGTGGTATATTTTATAAATATTTAGCTCAAAAGAAAAGTAATCAAGGAAGAGGAGTACCTATTTCCGCATCTGGTGAGCCTTTTATGCTATTGTTTGATGATATATTTCTAGTAGGGAAAGATAGACAATTAAAAATTAAATTCGATCCAAACATAAGTTCTTTTAAACGCACTTTAGGAGAAACTCATACAGAAACTATTGGAAGTCAATTTCCTTTTATTTATAGAAATAGTAATATGAATTATATTCAATTTCCTTTAGGAGGAACTATCTCTTGTTTAGAAGATGATAATAATTTATTTACATCAAGAGCAGAATTATTAGGTAGTAATAATTTAACTTATTATAATGATTATAATAATAATGAGTATAGAAGAATTAATGAGTATAATGATTGAGTTTATGAAAGAGAGTTTAGAAAATTAGTATTAGATTTTTTAACTAATGATGAAGTTAAATTATTTAAATCTACTACTGAAGGAAATTTTTTAATTAAAATATTAGATGTAAATTTATCTCCTAATCAAACTTTAGGTAGACGAATTTATAATTTTACCGCTACTGCTTATGAGATAGATGAGTATTCTTTTTCTAAATGCAAAGATTATCAAATTTTATCCACTAATAATGATTAGGAGGTAAAATATGAAAAAAATATATGAATATTTAGAAGATAAAGAGTTTTTAATACAAATAGATAATTTAAAATTAAAAGACCAATATGTAAAAATTACTGTTTTGAATTGAAAAGAAGAACCTATTCAAGAGATTCAAGGAATAGTAACTGGCGGGAATATCAATATTAGTGGAGATTCTAGCATGAGAAGAACGCTAAATTTATCTTGTTTATTAAATCCGCAAATAAATAATATTACTAATATAAATAATTTGCTCTCAATAAATAAAAAAATAAATTTAGAAGTAGGATATAAAAATTTTACTTCTAAATATCTTAACCATCCTATTATTTGATATCCATTAGGAATCTATACTATGTTTGACCCGGTATTAAGTAGTTCTACTACAGAAACTACTTTACAAGTGTCTTTAAAAGATAAAATGTGTTTTTTAGATGGCGAATGCGGAGGAACCTTACCAGCCGCAGTTAGATTTGATAGATATGAAGTTTTAGATGAAAATGGAGATTGGATATATGAATATCCTACATTTTCACAAATTATTACTGAAGTTGTTAATCATTATGGAAATGAATCATTAGATAAAATAATTGTATCTGATATCCCTTTAAGAATTAAAAAAGTAATGAGATGAATAGGTGATACACCATTATATTTAATTAATGATAGTAATACATATTCAATGTCTACTAATTATGCAGATACAACAGGACATACATATCAAACTTTTACTTATGGTATGGATGTAGGTTATATTTATGAAGATTTTATTTGTCCAAGTGAATTATCTGCAAATTCTGGAGAAACAGTTTGTTCTGTTTTAGATAAAATAAAAAATATGTTAGGTAATTATGAATATTTTTATGATATTAATGGAATTTTTCATTTTCAAGAAATAAAAAACTATTTAAATACTACTCAAGCAACAATTGATTTAAGAAATATGAATAAAGATAATTATTTAATTGATTTATATAATGGAAAATCAGTTTATAATTTTAATGAAAGTAATTTAATATCTTCTTATTCTAATAGCCCTCAATATAGTAAAATAAAAAATGATTTTATTGTATGAGGAATTAAGAAAAGCTTAAATGGAATTGATATGCCTATTAGATATCACTTAGCTATTGATAAAAAACCTGAAATAGGTAATATATATGAAGTATTTTTTTATCAAGACCCTGATGATGAATTGATAAAAGCAAAAATGCCTATTAAATATACTAATTATGCTGCTATTTCCGCCAATGTTGGACAAGTAGGTACTTATTATCAAGCTATTGATACTGGATATATTTATTATTGAGATCCAGATGATAAGACATATAAAGCTGCGGATAGCTCTAATTTTGTAAAAGTTAAAACTACAGATTGAAGATCTGAATTATATTTACAAGGTATCCAAGCAGATCCTTTAGGTCTTGAATCTAATAATTATTATTTAGAATTAATAAATGAATGACCTAAAATCTATGATTTAAAGAAAAATTCTTATATAGAAAATGGAGAAACTATTTATACAGGAGATTTTTTAGATGAAGTTTTAAATAATCCTAGTAATATAGATTATTATTTAGATTTTATTGATTCTAGCGATTTAATATCTCAATTTAGTATATCTAATATAGGTAAAAGAACCCATATTATAAGTAATAATGATATAAATTGTATATTTGAACCTAATATTCCTGATTTTGTTTTAATTGAATTAGGTCAACCAGATACTGCGGAAAAGCGTGTTGAATGTGAAAATAGAAATCAACCTTTTATTCAAATTAATACTGAAATTTATAATTTACTTGCTATTGGAGGTTCTAGTAATTCTGCATATAATGAAATTAAGATGCTATTGCACGAAGAAACTAGTTATAATGAAAATATTACAATTCAAGCTTTACCTATTTTTTATTTAGAACCTAATACAAGAATTAGTGTTTATAATAAAAATAGTAATATATATGGAGATTATATAATCTCTAATATTTCTATTCCTCTTGAATATAATGGAACAATGACCATAAATGCAAAAAGAGCTTTAGAAAGATTTTAAAAATAACTCTGCGGAGTTATTTTTTTTTGCTTATTTTTTTATAGCAAATTTTCTATTTTGGCAAGAAAAAATAAAAAATATGATAAAATGATTATTGGTTTTAAAAATTTTATTTTTCCTGTTAAATTAATGAAATTTTAATAAAAATTTGACAAGTTTAAAAAATGAGTTTTAATAAAAACTTATATATAAACAGAAAGAGAGGAGATTAATATGAATTATTATCCAAACAATTATTATAATAACTATTCTTATGGAAATATGTATCAGCCTCAACAATCTCAATCTACAATTATAGGATTACAAGGTAAGGTTGTTGATAGCATAGATATGGTTAAAGCTAATGAAGTTCCATTCGGCGGATTTGGAGTTTTTCCAAAAGGAGATTTAAGTGAAATTTATGTAAAGTCTTGGAATGGAAATGGAACTACTCAAATTAATACTTATAAACCTATTATAGCAGAAGAAATAACTAAACAAGACAGCGGAGATGAATTATTAGAAAAAATTAATATGTTGAATGAAAAAATAGATAAAATAATTGCGGCAGGGCCAGTTCAACCGATCTCTAAAGCAACTACCGCCGCGAAGGAGGAGAAGGTAAATGCTTATTAAAAGTCCTCAAGATATGTTAAAATTAATTAGTAGTTTTAAAAATCAAGACCCTTCAGCTCTTGTTTCTAATATGGTGAATGAGGCTGCTAGTCAAGGAAATCCAATTATGCAGAATTTAGCTGATTTAATTAAAGAAGGAAAGACTAATGAAATAGAAACAGTTGTTCGTAATATTGCTAAAGAACGCGGAATGGATTATGATAAAGAATTTAAAGCTTTTAAAAATTTTTTTAAGCTTTAAAGATATAGATATATATTTATAAGAAAGGAGAGTTTATATGTTTAGCTCAAATAATGGTTACAGCTTAGCGGATATAGCTGCCGCAACTGGAAATCGTGATGGAGGTTTCTTTGGAAATGGCTTCGGTAGCGATGGATGGTGGATTATTATTTTATTCTTATTCGCATTTGGCGGATTTGGAGGAAATGGTTGGTGAGGAAATGGCTTTAATGGTGCTGCCGCACAAGGAGCATTAACAAGAGCTGATCTAAACCAAGAAATGGGATTCTCAGATTTACAAAACACAATGAGAAGCACTAGAATTGATTTAAGTAACGATTATCATGATTTATCTACAAGTGTTTTACAAGGTATTTGTGACTTAAATGGAACTATTAACGGAGTTGGAAACGCAATTACTGGAGGTATTACTAATTTAGGATACCAAGTTCAAGCAGGATTAAATGATGTTAACGTTAATGGTATGAGAAATACTTTTGATATTGGAACTCAAATTACTGCATTAGGTAATCAAATGTCTAGCTGTTGTTGCGATATGAGATACCAAGTTGAAAAAGGTTTCTCAGATACTAACTATAACTTAGCAATTCAAAATAATGCAATTCAACAAGCTATTTGCGACCAAACTAGAGATATAGTTGACAATCAAAATGCTAATACTAGAGCTATCTTAGAAAGATTAACTAATGATAA